GTTTTTGGTTCGATTATGGATTGAGCGTTTTTGTTTTCACTATTGTGTACGTTGTACAAATATTGAGCGCAGGTTTGGGTCTCTCTATCCCGAGAAACTCAGACCTTGTCTTTACTAGTTGTGACTAAAATACAAATTGCTAATTTTCTACTTTCTAATACTAGTTCTATAAGTAGACAGGGGTGACTACCCTGGTATGTGAATAGTCGTTTTGGGAGATCGGTATATGGTACTGGCTCCCTATTCTGTTTTGTGTTGTTGTTGTGCAATATTTCATTTTCACTACTTACTTACCTTACAGGTATTTAATCAAGAAATCTATGAACGTTTTCATAGTGCTCAACTTTTACAAATGTGCGTATGCGAATCGTAGTTGATTCCTTTAATTTATATTACCCAAATTTTCTAGAAGGATAGATGATGATGCCTAGCGGCTTAATCGTTACCTACATACACTAAGAGCTTTTTATTTTCCGATGTAAGGAGCATGCGGCGGACAGAATAACGCGACTCCCTACCTTACGTCGAGTAATTAAGGAGGATCGGTATGACAGTGCCCAACATGGCTAATCTGAGTGATGAATGTGTTGTATCTTTCGGATTTTCGAGAATTGTAAAGTCAAGTGGCCTAAAAAGCTGCGAAGAGCTGCGCGTCTATGATAGACCAGCTCTGCTGAGTGCTAAAGAGGGCTTATCCGTAAAGGATGAAGTGACAGCCGATTCAGAGGCTAGAATGTCTGATAAAAATAAAAAGAAGTATGTACGCAGTGTAGTCAATGCTCGTTTTGAGCGAGCTCCAATTATGCGCTGCGTTGTCGAGGAAGAATTCTATTATGAGCATGAAGATAGAGGTATTATTTTGAATAAAAGTTTTACGTCTTTGACTGCTAATAGGATTATTGAAGGCTTTATGATGTACTTTCGCTTGAGTGATGTCTTACCTTTGATGTGGTTTTTTGCTGCAAGCGATAGAATTCGCTTTGAACACTACTATAGGAAATTGACTAGGACTTTCTTTAAATGGAGAGGACCGGATTGTTCTAGAGATTTGTGGAATTTCTTTTTTGCTTGTCATGAGTCTGTAGACAGAATTCTAATGTTGAGAGGTGTCCCTGCGTATATGAAGAAGAGTTTTAATGACTATATGCTGGGTTTTCCGAAGGAAGTTGATGATGTTGAAGGGCCCAAGCCTAGGAAGATTTCTTGGAGTGGTAAGGTTTTGTATGCATTTGATGATTTGGATTTGGATTTTACTCCTGAAGTGACTTCCAGAGTGGCCCTGAATAAGAATGTGTTGTTGGATGAAGTGAAAGGAAAGAAGTTGAAGAAGAAGTATTTGAAGAAGCAGCGGGATGTAGTCCGGGAGATTGAGAGAAAATTGAAAGTTGAGGTTGTAGAAGGCCCGAAGAAAGCCATTTCACGTGAACTGGTGATTAGGGATTTGCTAATGGACAATTTACCGGACGATATGATTATGAAAGTTGAAAGCTACTTGTCGCCAACTGATATACATTGCTTCTATATGCAGCAGCGTTTTGATCGTTTTGGTGATTGCAACGTGTTTAATAAGAGCGTGAAGAGTGTGTATTTGGACGTTATGTTTAGTGGTGATGATGCTTTCGTTCATGTGAAGAAAGAGTTTTGGAAGCTTGCAGGAAAATATGGTTGTGGATTCTTGAAGTATGTGCGTACGGATATTATCTTTATCTTATTCTCCTATTTGAAAGATGGTTATATGTTAACCTTTTCGAAATGGTTTGATATGATAGAATTTATTTGTCCAAATGCTAGACTTCCAGAGAATCGATCTAGGATGTTCCGTATGTGGTATGAGAACCAAGTTTTGTTTGCAACCCTATTAGGTCGCAGTCCTTATGTCGAGACACGTACTTTTGATTATAAGCATATGCCTGATGTAAGAGATTTTACCTCACACAAATTATCCGTTGCTAATCTTGAAGGACCACTAAATTTTATTTACGGTTTTGGTATTGGATATCAAACGTGGAAGAATTTTCTTGATCCGAGTGATAAGAGTTTTTGGCCTAAACGACGTTATAGGGATGTTGCTTTTGCTAATGAAAGAATCCAGAGGGTCGCTATGCAAGAAGTTAAAGAGAATGTCAAATGGCTCTTGGAATTAATGGCTGCGAAATTTATCATGGTTGAGGCTTCGGTACATTTTTTCCGTAAAGGAGATTATGCGAGGGCATTTGCCCAACTCTGGTTGTTAAGTAGAGATAAAACTGGTACGGTGGGCGTTGCGAGAGCTCTTATGAATGAGCTAGCAGATTACCACGACATGAAGAAGTGGAAGGATCAAGATCCAGAATTGTGGGGGTTGGAAGGAGAAGAAACCTTAGCCTCCAGTGGAGTTCCAGTTAGTACGGTTGAAGGTCCGGAAGATTTGTGGTCCTCTGCTTTATGGAAGAAGTTTGCTACGTTGTTGGCAGCTTTGACCAGCTCTGCATTTATAAATTCTGTTCCTGGGATGTTTAAAGTAGTATTTGAGAACCTTGCAACATTTGTTATGGGAATGACAGCCCACTCTACAGTGATCGAAGCCGTTTACGGATTCATGAGAACACTAATCTCGCGTATGTGTGATTTCATAGATACGTGGGATTGGAGAGTTTTCCTTGATGACGGAGGTTTTGATACGTGGCCTGAGCGTGTTCATGAATTACTGCAGTATTTTAGTGGTAAGAAAAATGACAGGTATATGACAATCATGGATTTGATTAGAGAAGCTGAGAAGTTAATAGATGAAGGAGATAAGTACCGTCGAGCTGATATTAAGCGCGCTATGAATGCCAAGAAGTTTACCGGAGATTTTGAGAAATTGTACGGCTTACTTATGAATAAATTGAACAGAGCGCGTCAGCAAATGAATGCGGTAGCTTATAGAGAGAAAGCGCCTTCGAGTATTGTTTTGGCGGGCCCTCCCGGAATTGGGAAGACTTCTGTCAATCCCGAAATATTGCGTTTTCAGCTTAAAGTCATTGAGAAACGAGAGTGTGACGAAAATGGCGATCCGATTACCCAAGGATCTGATTGTTACACAGTTCCAGTTCATGATAAACATTGGACTAATTGTATTCGTCCTAGAATGCTTGTGTTTAACGACATTCCTGGTGATGGGTATATTAATAACGGTTCTTTAATCAATATGCCAGATATTTTGCGTTTAGCCGTTGACAAAGAACCTTTTTATACCCCACAAGCTGATATTGCTGATAAGTTTGCTTGCGTTATAGATCCCAATATTGTTGTGGTGAATACTAATTCTATGAAATGGGTATTTGCTTGTTTTGGGACGGATTGGAAGAAACTCGTTAGACGTTATAGGAATCGGTTTTATATAGCTTATCCACCAGAATGTTATAAAGTTGATATTATGGCTCATGGCTCAGACCATGGGGAATTGATTAGTGATGAATTGGAATATGAGCCCTGGATGGAAACTAAGCTTAGGATTTATTCAATGTCCATGGTTCATAAAGCAGGTAATATTGAGTTCTCTAGAGATAAGTTCTTAGGTTTTGGACGTGAAGTGTTACTTCGCAGGATTAGGCAGGTGATGCTAGATCATACAAAAGTTGCAGAATATGTCCCTCCAAGTGGTACTGAAAGGTGCTGCATGGATAGTGAGATAAGGACTCATATTAATTATTCCAAGTGTTGCGTTGATTGTGACATTGAGGAGATACATGAGAAACATCTTGAGAAGATAGATGAACTTCCTGAGCCTGCAGAGGATTGGGAAGAAAAGACTGAAGAGAATCTTCCGGTTGTTTCTAATATGGAATGTTGGCCAGCGGCCGAGGCTGTTGTTGATAATGCAGCTGATGGTTTTATCCGGCGTAGATCTCGTCAAGTCAAAATGAAGTTTCTGGCGATGCTTGAGTTAATTAAGACTTATAAAGTGGAATTGGCAGCTTTGGCTGGCATTGCCACTTTAGGAGTTTATTGTGCTCATTTGGCTTTACGAAAGAAGGAGACTACGGTGACGGAAGTTAATGCGGTATTGAATCCAGTTGCTCAGGAATTTCCAAAAGCGTTTGTTGATCGTTTTGGAATTAAAGAGGCTTCTGCAGTTGAAGTCCCCAATCCTCCGAAGTATCCAAACACTAGTAGAGCTTATGCGACTATTTCAGATGTTTCTAAAACTACTTCATTTACAGATTTGGTAGCTTTGGTTAATCATAATACAGTTCAATTTTACTCTACTGATGAGAGGAAATTTGGTACTGGTGTTTTCTTGTCACCTGAACTGATGTTGGTTAACAAACATACTATTGATGTTTTTGTGAATGATGGAATGATGAAGATTAAGAAACGAGCCGATAATGACTTGAAGTATTATTTCACTTTTGAGAAGTTTGTTTTCGAAGGTGATATAGCTATAGTCAAAGTCCCAACTTTTCCAGCTAAGAACATTATCAAACATATTGCCAACTCTGTTGGAAGTAATATGGACATTGTGGTAAACAATGTGCGTACGAAAGCCCAAAGAGTTAAGATCGATTTTAGGAATTTTCTTGATAAACAAGTTCACGAAGTTTTGTCACACCCTGTTCAATTAGGTTATGGCATGTGTGGAACTTTGGCCGTTGCCGATATTGAAGGCAAAGGAGTCATAGTTTCCCTTCATGTTGCTAGATTGGGAGATGGAACTAGTGCTGGGTGGATAATGGACTCGGCACAAATAGATCGATTGGTTAAAGCTTTGAATGTGGTACCCAGTGACTCATTGGCCATGAAAGTGGTTGATAAAGTCGAAGGGCTCTATGTTAAGAGCAAGTTTAGAGCTGCCAAGGGAGTTTCAATGTGTATTCTTGGTACCTTTGAAAAAGGAACTAAACAAGCCAAATCTGAATTAAGGGAGACTGAGCTAGTTGATTTAGCCCGGCGTAATATGACCATAGAAATGGTGATTCCCAGTTTGCAGATTGATGGAGTTATGGTTGATGGAGAGTGGAAAGCCCCATACATACATAAATTCAAAGGTATGTCCACTGAGCCCAGATCATACATCATGTTTGAGTTGTATCGAGCTAGGAGAGATTATTTAGATGGAATGCCAGTTGCTAAGTTAAATCCACTTCCCTTTGATCAGTGTGTTAATGGGGTTGTTGGGGATCATTTGTTGAAAGCTATGAATCTCAAAACTTCAGCTGGCATTTTTGGAAGATTTTATCCTGACAAGAGTTTCCTTTACGACCGTAAGGTCGTTATGAAGGAATTTCTTGAGAGATTGGTTGAATATACGGAAGCAATTAGATATCATGTCATTGCGGAGCATTTGAAGTTCGCTCTTAAAGATGAGCTTATCGAAAAGAAAAAGGAGTTGATTAAGAAGTATAGATATTTTATGGTTAATGATAACCTTAATCTATTTGCTATGCGCTGTTTTCTAGCTCCTATAGTTGCCCACATGTACCGTAACAGGAATTTTTTTGAAACATATGGAGCATTTAATCCGGCCTCATTGGAATTTGGAGAAGCCTATTTAGCTCAGAAAGCTATGGGCCTCTTGGTTATGGCGGATGTAAAACATATGGATTCTTCGCATAGAGCAATTTTGATTGATGAGGTTGCTGAGGTATTTGTTGAGATTGCTACGGAATGTGGTTACAATCAAGATGCTGTTCAAGTTGTAAGAAACCTCATACGTGGGATTATCTTTTCGGTAGTCGAATTGAACGGAGATTTGGCTTTCTTTACTGAAGGTATGGGATCTGGAACTTACGTGACTTTTATTGTAAATTGCGTAGTACTTTGCCTGCTGTACAGAGTAGCTTGGTTTCGTGTGTCTCGTGACACTTTTAGAGACCATAATGTTCTTATGACTGGTGGAGATGATTCGACTCTTGGTACTGATAATCCAAAATATACTGGAAAACTTTTGTTTGAGGCTTTTGCTGATTATGGTTATGAGTTATCGCCCCCTACAGATAAGTCTGGCGAGATGGCCGATTTCTATCCGTGGGAGGACTATGTTTTCCTTAAAAGGAGCCCGTCCGTGTTGTGTCATGGTGGGCGAGAGTTTATAGTTGGGGCTTTGGATCAGAATTCGATTTGGAAGTCATTGGGCTGGGAGATGCCCTCGAAAGAGATTTCACATGCTGATCGTATGGCTCAAGTATTGGATGCGGCGTGTAGGGAGATGGCCCTATACGGTGAAAATGCGTTTGATGGTTTTAAGAAGAAACTACCGAGCGGACTAATTTACCGACAACTAACCTATGATGAGATTATTAGGAGGTATGTTGTTGGTGAATTATATGACGATTTGTTAGAAAGATGGACTCCTCTTGTTGAGAGCGTTGTGAGTTTGGCAGAAGAAAATCAAACCGATACTGAGTGTGAACACTTGTTGGGTGGTGGAGTTTCCGCCCTAAAAGAAGCTGCTCAGTGTGTTGCAGGGGTGCAATCCTCGAAACCAAGCGGACCTGGCCCGATAGATGTAGGCCTTAATTCGCTCTATAAAAATACTTCATCTGCTAATTTTATTGGAAATGATACTCGTTCGTCGCAAGGAGTTAAAACGGCGACTTTCGAGATGGCTTCAGCGATGGTTAATTCGGACTCAACTTTGAATGTTGAGCCTGATTTTGGTCGTATTAAGAATGCCATCTCACTTCAAGAATCTTTATCCCGTCCTGTTCGAATTTTGGAATTGAATTGGACTCCGATTACTCCTCTGAAGACTACTTTGGGAGAACTTTATGCTTTGTGGAGAGCTGATACTTTTGTGTCTAGCAAGTTGCATGGTTTTAAGTTCTTTAGAGGCAAGCCGAAGTTGAAGATAGTTGTCAATGGTTTTATTTTTTATTATGGAAAATTGGTGTTTGCAGTGGACCCTAATCCGGGTTCTGATGGATGGGAAGGCAGTTTTGATCCTAAAATCAATACTGTACAGATGATGAATTTGTGCCAGGCCTTGCAGGCCCCGCACATTGGAGTAGATCCTTCTCAAGCAAATACTTATGAGTTGGAATTACCGTTCTATTCAGCAATGGGCTGGTATAATTTGTTTGACGTCTTGAATACCCCGGCGCTCTATTTGACCGCTTGGGTTCAGAACGATCTCAAGTCAGCCAATGATCAAGGACCGGATTCTGTCAATATAAAAATTTATTTTATGATGGAAGATATTGAGTTATCTGTTCCATCAGTTGCTGCTATAGAAGGCCCTCTGGTGATTGCGATTGAAGGTCCTGAAGATCAGCCTAATGGTACTATATCTGGACCGCTTATGAAAGTAGCTCATGCAGCCTCGGTGCTTAAGAGTGTACCATTTTTGACTGAGTTTGCGGGTCCCGCTGAAGTGATAGCTAATATTGGCGCATCTGTTGCTGCCTGGTTTGGATTTTCTAACCCTATTATTTTGGAGGAGAGTCGTCCAACTCTTAATGAGACCGTATCTCCTTTTACTTATGTTGCTGGTCGTGCTGCCGTAACTAAACTTACAGGAGATCCGAAGCAGAGTGTAGCGATTACGGCGAAGGCAGCTACCGTCGGCACGGACAATGATATGCTTATTAGTGATATTGTCAAAAGGCCTGGTTTGATACAGACTACTACTTGGGGATTAACGGGATCTATGGAGCCTGCCACTGTTGATATATTCCCCCTTAATGCTTCTGAGTTTGTGAGCGCAGGAGGAATGCACCAAGATACCCCTATGGGCTTTATTTCAAGGCTTTTTAGGTATTGGTCTGGTAGCATTGTAGTAAGATTTGAGATTGTCGCTAGTGGTATTCATCGTGGGACTATAGGCATTTCATGGATTCCTTATCTTGATGATCCGGGAGGAGATCCGGTGGATTATCCCAACAAATTCTTAACCAAAATTGTTGATATTACATCTTCTAAGGTGGTTGAATTTGTTGTGCCTTTCGCTGGTGATGCTCCTAACCTCAAAACTACTGAAAGTAATGGGGTTTTGCGTATCTACCAAGTGAATCCTTTGAAATCATCTGGTTCTATGTCTCCTATACAGATTAATGTGTACATGTACGCTGGAGACGATTTTGAACTTTATAGGCCGTATTTAGAGAATGAATTTGTTGCAGGATCTACCCCTATACCAGTCATTGCTACAGAAGGACCCGAAATATCCGAAGCTGAAGCTAATGATGTTGGTACTAAAGATCCACTAGGATCCACAGTCGTTCTTGACGTAAAGCCTGGAAGAGAGCATATCTATTTTGGGGAGAGTTTTACTTCTATTAAGCAATTGTGTAATAGGCACAGCTTGGCGTTGTTGGGATCATATACTAATGATCCAGCATTTGCTAAAGGTTGGCTTAAGCTCCCCATACTCTTTCAGACTCCTTGTGAGTACGACAATGGACCCCTGCCTGGCTCTGGGGCTAAGATGTTGGCTGCTCAAACTTATATGTCGTACTTGGCTCCTGCATTTTTGGCAATGCGTGGGGGTATTCGTGGAAAGTTTGCTATTAACACTGCAGGTGCTCCCAGTACTCCCATTCCAGCGAATTTTTTCACGGAAGTTACGACTATAGCAGCAGCTCCTTCTGTAGCTAATGGAATTCGAACTCATATTGCTTCAGTAGATTATACTTTACAATGTAACAATATGGCCATCTTTTCGGGCCAGGGCTCTGTGGGTTCTAATTTATGGATTCACCCTGCTCTAGAGTTCGAAGTTCCTTATGTTGGACCTTCTCGTTTTATAAATCCTCGGAAGATGTTGCCGTGGAATAGGGGTCAAAACAGTGGAACCAATCTTGTTATGGTTTTGCCTAACGTGTATGGAACCACTGTAAATTACGAATATTGGCAAGGTGCAGCCGATGATTTTTCATTGCACCATTTTCTTTTTGTCCCGGAGACGCATCAGTTTGATGCCAATCCCTGAGATATTAAGCCTTTACCGGGTCGGGTGAAGGCGTGAGTCGTAGACCGTTATATCGAACCTTGTAGGTTTTGTGAGAGCGGTTACGCTCATCTTTTTT